CCGAATACTACTCTCCTTTGTTTTCTCAAGTGTATTCTCTATATTGTTATCTATAGTAGACAATTTGTCTACCCTTGCCTCGCCAATTTGTCTATCCTGCCTCGCCAATTTGTCTACCCCCCTCGACATTTTGTCTACCTCCATAGACATAATGTCTACCCCTTGGGTGGTTAAAACGCGACGGTTCCAATCGGCCTGATTGACCAATCGCAACTCTTTCAACTTGGCTACCGCACGGGTAATCGACCGCTCGCTGACCCCAAATTCATCTGCGACGGTCTTGTTCAACTTTATCCATCCGCGATTCTCACCCGACACCGAATCGATGTCCGCCCACAGCATCTTGTCGATGGCTGTCAGGGCTGGGTGGTTAATGATTTGTCGGGGTATCCACACCCCTTTGAACACTTTGAAATCGTTTGACATAGCTCACTTCGTTTGCTGTTTGGAGAATCATGTCCATCACTACGCTCGGGGGCGTATTGGTGGCCGCGCATAACTCGGGCAAAATGGTGAGAAACTTCCTCGGATCGTGAACGAGCCAACGATTGAAGGTCTTTTCACCTTTGCCAAAGTACGCCTCTGCAATTTGGATTTCGTTCCAATGCAGTTTCAGCAACCCACGTAGGGTCAGAATGGGGGGTGCTGGGTGGGTGCTTGGTAGGTCTCCCATTGGTCACGAATTTTGGTGAGTTCAATAGCCAGGTTTTTCACGTTGTCGAGCGTGTGCGGCATCGGACAATAGTCCGGATCGTTATTCTTGAGGAATTGGATGGCCGCGTTAATCGCCCATTGGCGTTCAATCACTACCTCACGACCTCCCGATTGCGGACGAGCTTGTTCCGGCCGTTTGACCTTCCCGTGCGGCACTCCGTTGAACTCACGAGTTACCTCAATTTCCACCACGTCACCCGGCTTGAACGGGCTTTTCGGCTCTTTGTGGTTTGCCACGAGCCACGTGTTATCCTCGAATTGGTACTCGAACTTGTACAAAGTTCCGTACTGCGAATCGAAGGTTCCCGCTCCCTGAATCAACTGAATCTTTTTCATTGTTCATTGTTTAACCGCTGCAAGTATAGACCATCCGCGTGGAACTATTCCAACTTGGGGTCAAATACTTATCAACAAAAAGGGGTGGCCCTCGTTAGGACGCACCCCTGTCAAACAACAAATCGGAACTATTCTTCCATAAAGGAAAGACACAAAGGGGTCAATCCAACAGCGCACATAACCACACCCGGCCAACTGATGCCGTGGGCTACAATGTCATTGCACGCGGTCAGAACCACCACACCTCCGATGGTGCGTTTGGCTGACCAACGCTTGAGGTCTCCCTTGGTCTTAAATACCTCTGTGAGGTCTAACTTCGATAGTAGCCCCCACAAAGGGTTCACCGGGATTTGCCCAACAAAATTGCGGACACGATCCGTTTGAGGATGTCCAGGATTTGGTCGTCCTTGGTCGTTTGGGTTAGTGCCGTTACCGTCCCTGCGAACGCGATTACGGCCAATAAAAGTTCTGCCCAATGTGCGTTGATAAATTCCATTTTAGTAACCGCTAAAATCCTCAAACCATTGTAACGTGGCCTGTGCAATCATAATCGCTTCAGGCCCGGAAAGCGTAACCATCGATTGCAAATCCTGCAACGCGGAATACGCAAGTTCCATATCCTCTGTCTCCAACCCACGGATCACATCAGACCACGTTTCACGCTGCATTTGCGTGATGAAATAGCCAGCGTAATCGTACAGCCCCTCTGTGCCGTTCTTTTCGAGGTCTCGGACAATATCTTTAATCAGCATAATTCAGGGTATTTCTCTTTTACCTTAAAACTGGGACACGCTTTGTTGGCAAACTCGTTGTGTCCGTGCAAACTCAACGGCCCAAAAATAGTGCGAAGGGCCGCGATGAGGTTGCGGATACTTTTATCTTGTTCGGGGGTGACGGTATCCCGCGCTTTGCCATCCTTAACCCCTCCGATGTAGCATACACCCAAAGAATCGGAATTATGCCCCTGCGTATGCGATCCAATCATTTCCCACGAACGGCCCATCTGCACCTTCCCGTCGAGCGTGATGACAAAGTGATAGCCCACATCTGACCATCCCCGTTGCTTGTGCCACTTGCGCACATCGTCCACATCGAAATCTTTGCCCGCCTCCGTAGCGGAACAATGCAGAATAATTCTTTTAATCGGTCTCATTCGATGCCGTGTTTGGATAAAAGTTTGTCCATCCGGGTGAGTGTATCCTGCACCTTTTCCATGAACCGCAGCACCTCCGTCTCGGTCTTTTCCAAGGCAATGATTCGGCCTTTAACCTTCGTGAGTTCCTCGTTCATAGACATCCACATTTTGATGATTGACCCAATCAGAGTGATTCCGGTTAAGGCAATCGCGATGATTTCGTAGTTCACTTCCCCTGGCCGCGATATGGTTTGACGTAATTCTTGCTGCTCTTCAGTTGCGATTGTTTCGTTTTCGCGTGTACACCCGGCCGGGACACTTCCCGCTCAATCCGCTGTACGATTTTTTGTGCTTTAGCCATTGGGCACAAGTTCTGTGGGTACGTCCGGGGGAACTCCGTTTACGGGTCGGTAAAACAGACCCTCGGCTTCCTCGTACCAATCGCCAATGTATGTAATGCCTTCCACGTCCTCGTAGATGTAGTCGTGGGGAAATGGATACGTGGGTGTCTCATCCGCAAGGATGCGGTTGATTACGTATCCGTCTTTCATAATTGCGTAAATCATCAAATTGTGTATTCGAGTACCAAACAAAATCCGCCCGATCCGTTGCCCCCTGAACCGCTCGTAAATCCATTACGCGTTCCACCTCCGCCACCTCCCGGTGCGCCATAGTTACCGCCCGCTCCTCCGTTGCCTCCGTTGCCTGTAGGGTGGCCTGCCCCTGATGAACCGGAACAGCCGATTGAAATGGTCGGAGACGAAAGCATAATTATGGGGGAGTGCGTCATACGATTTCCCGCATTGGATGCCCCTGTGTTTCCGTTTCCACCAGGTTGCGCTCCTGCGCCCGCCGCATTCGCTGCAACCCCCGACCAGTTGTAAACTCTTGTGCCATTGGCTCCGTTAGACCCTGCGTTCGATGAGTTTACCCCACCTCCCGGAGGTGCGCCTGGGTTCACGGCAATGTTTTCAGCGGTCGAATCAAGGGCTTGTGTTGCCCCGTTCTGCCCCGAAGTACCTCCTGACGCGCTATCCTTTCCGTTGCCTCCAACAATAAATGAAAAAGCCCAGTCGGGAGTAGAATTGGTTGCGCTCAAAGACACTACCGCTGCTCCTTGGCCGTTGTTGCGCGACCCATTCCCACCTTTTCCTAACACGTGCGCCCCAAAGGTTGTATCACCTCCTGCGCCGCCTGTGCCTCCTAACGCATTGGAACCGGATAAACCCGTGCCTCCTGTGCCTCCTGCTCCGATGGTAATGGTTTCCGTTGCCCCTAAAGAGGATGCCAATAAATTAGCCCATGTAGCGCACGCTCCGCCTCCGCCGCCGCCTCCACGCGCCGCGACACCTGCGGCCGAAGTGCCTCCGGAACCGCCTCCGCCTCCGCCTCCTACGCACACTACCTCCACCATAATTAAGCCCGATGGCTTTGTCCACGTAGCCCCTGCGGTGTATTGCCGTAGCGTGCGTGTAAGTGTTCCGCCGCCACCTGTGGCCGATGCCGGAACCGCAAATTTTCCTACTGCCATTACAGGTCAAAGATATTTAAGGTCACTGTGATGGTCGCTGCTGGGGCGCTCGTGGCGTAAATCTTGACCGCCCCCGAACTGCTGTCTGTGCGAGGCAGCAACCCAGCCGTGCGAATTGTGCTGGCATCCGCATTATTCGGAATTACATCCACAATGGAAGTAGCGAGAATAGCCGCGTCAGAAATGCTCGCCTCGTAAACCCCGGAAACCAACGACCACGCCCCTGTAAGGACGGTCTTTCCGGTTACTTGGGTGGCCTTTTTGGTGGCGTAGGAAAGGATACCGCCCCCGTTGGTTTGCAATACCTGCCCGCTTGTGCCGTTGCTTGTAGGCAGCGTGAACGTCACGTTAGACGCAAGGTTGCTATCTACTCCAAGGGTGACATAGTTCGCTCCGTTATTGCTTGCCTCGTACAACTTAATCTCCGACCCATTTGCTGCATTTTGAGAAGTCACCTCAAGGTTCCAAAGCCGGGAACTATCCGAGTTAAATACGGCTACGTTTCCGGGAAGGTCGAAGATGCTTAAACTTTCACCATTCAACTCAATCAGACGCGGGCCTTGCAAGGTCACATCATCGGTATCCAACATCCGGCTGTTAAACGTAATCGTATCTGTTGTGGCGTTGGTGGTGATTAACATACCTCCCGCTTGCGCAAACGTGACCGTATCCGTGACCGTATCCGCTGCGACCGTGGTTTGGGTGGCTACCGCAAAGTTGCTGAACGCATTTTGATTCACCTGCGCACCCGCCGCGATGCCATCGAGCTTGATTTTGTCAGCAGCGGACATAGATCCATCCGCCGATATGGTTGCGGCCGTGATGCTAATCGCTGGCGTAGTGCCTCCGCTGCTTACGATAGGAGCAGTTCCGGTAACGGAGGATACAATGGTCGGTTTGTTGAGGATTTGCGCATCGCCGCTTACCGCGTTCCAATCCGCGTTCACATTCACCTCTGCACCTGCCGCGATGCCATCGAGCTTGATTTTGTCAGCAGCGGACATAGACCCTGCCGCGCTTATGGTCGCCGCTGTGATGCTGATGGCCGGGGTGGTTCCCCCGCTACTTACAATCGGGGCTGTGCCACTCACCGAGGCAACCGCCGCCCCTGATGTTACGCTTGTGAGTTTGGTGCGCTCGGCAGAAGTAAGGAATAAGTTAGTCGTGCCTTGGGTGATGCCATCCGAGGTTCCCCCGAGGTTGGAGGTCTGAAGCGTGCGCCACTCTGATGTGTTTGTGGCTGTGTCATAGATGGGAACCTCCCCGCTATTCGTTCCCCGAGTGATGGGTAGGTCGTACGTGTCACCCGTTGTGCCGATACGCACCTGCGGGAACAGCGATTGGCTTGGGCCGATGGTTGCCGCTGTGGATCCGTTAATGGTGAATACCGCTTTTTGATTAGTCGAATCAAGTTCTAACTTATTCGTAGCGTTCACCTGCAAGCCCGCGACGGTCGCTGAAGGGTACTTCAGAACCGCTTTGATTTCGTTGATGCTGTTTTCCGCAGCGGTCAAATCCTGGTGAATCGAATCCCCCGTTGTGCCTACCCGCTTGATTTCCGTGCTGTCCAAAGACACCGCGCCCACCTCCCCGTTGACACTTACCACCGGGGCTTTGGTCATCAGGTTGGCGACCGTGATTTTCTTGGACGTTCCTGCCGCGCCTCCGGAGGTATCGGATATATCTACCAAATATGCCCAATCCCCGTCGGCCGGGGTGGTGAGTGTGGTTTGATCTGTGAGTTTACTTTCGGCCATAATCAGTAGAGTTTGATGTTAGCCCCCAATGCAAATGCCTTCGTTTTGTTGGGCCACGGGTACGGAGGATACACGTTGATGCCGCTGAAGTAGTTTCTCACCGTCGGCACGATGTCCGGCCCCGTGTTCGTGTTGTACTCGGGGAACAGGGTCGTGTTGTACAACAGGTAATCGACCATCTGTTCGCGGTAAAACTCTGCGATATGCGTAGCGGTATCCACTACGGGTTTGATGTCTTCCCTGCTGGCTGGGCTGCCCTGCTCGCTCGATGGAACGCTCACCGCGTTATTCGAGAATCGTACCCGCAGCACGTAGGCCATTTGCGCAAAGACAAACTGCACCAAGGCAGGTTGGATGTACTCCACCACGAGCTTTTGATAGTTGCCCGTGAGCGTATTGTTTTGGATTTTGGTCTTCAGGGCCGCATCCAACTTCGTTCCTAAATAGGGCAAAACCTCCTTGGCTTGCACCATAACAATCACGGGGCGGATGAGGTTCTCATCTACCGCGCTACCCAACAGGGTATCCTTTTTGACCTTTTCGGCCGACACATATAGAGTTGCCATTTTATTGCATTTCGATTGGTGCTATACCTTCCACTCCCGGCTGGGGAACATACGGGTTATTGCCCACTAACATCATAACAGAATCCCATTCCTCCGCAACGGGGATGTCTCCCATCCACGCATCGGCCGCTTCCCCATCCGGGGCGTAGATGTAAATCAAACGATCCCACCAATGGTAGCAATTCTTGCCACCTTTCCACTCAAAAATATCGTACGTGCTTTCGCCCTTGGCAGCAAATTCTCCGTTGATTCCATCCGCACTCATGTCCGCAATATCCTCATATCGGTATTGGAAACCTTCCTCGGATAGGCCTACCATATTGATGCAGAAATCCCGGCTTACACCTGTCTTGCTAATCGTGGTGGAATCGAGCTGGCAGTACGCATAACGTAGGGCAAAGAAATACCCGTTTGGGCTAATCACATCGCCCCAATCGCTGAACTCCGTATGGTTATCATACGAGGCCAACGTGCCTGGCGAATCGCTGAATTTCTGACGTTGGAATATCCTGTGGTCGTGAATCGGCTCATCCACCCTTTCGCGGCGAAATAACCTCCAACCCGGAGGTGTGGGCGATGCCTTATCAGCGAGGAAATTTAGCCACACCTCTGACTGACCAACTGAAATTCTTTCGGGCCGTTCACGACCAAAGTTTTTTTTTCCTCGTCCATAAAGGCAGCCGGGACGAGTTTCTTGAACTCCAACGGCAGCGTGATGTTCGCCGCAGAAAGTACGGGCCGGATGCCATCGAGCAGGATTTCTTGGAACGGCAGAATCACCGTCTTCAGCATAAGCTCGTACGCATCCTTCATTTCATCGGCGTTGCTGCCGAATCCCGTATCCCCACGCAACCCAAACAAAAGTGGCGAGGTGACGCGATGCCCCGACAAAACTTTTAAGCTCACCTCTTTCGATAGGTAGTCATATAGGCGGTGTGGATCGGGAATGTTGAACGGCTCGACCGTCGGAGCGTTTTCTTTGTCATCGTTGTACACAATGAGCATACGCCCCGCATTTTCCGCTCCGCTGAATTTGGCGGTGATGGCACGCTCCATTTCCACCCGCTCATCGTCCGTAGGTTGCCCGTTATTAAACGAAATCATCATCGAAGGGAACAGGCCATTCTTGATGCTGGCGAGGTGGTATTCGGCGATGTTTTTGTCCAACTCGATGTACTTCGTCGAACCCACGTAGTCCGGGATGCCGTAGTAAAAATCGATAGGGCTGTAGACCTTGATGTGAATCAGGTGCGAGGCAGCCGTGCGGTCATCCGTGCTAAAAGCCGGGATAGGTTGTGGCTCGTTGCGGCCCGCGTTTACCTCTGCCCAGTTTGTCGAGTAGTAAAACGTGGGAACCTCATCTTGGTCATCGGCTTTGCCGCAACGCACATACGAGGCAGGGATGTGGTTTGTCTCTGCGATGGTGCTGCGATCTTGGCTCCAAATCACTTGGAAATAGCAGTTGCCGTACAACTTGAGGTCGTGGGCGGCACGCTTCATACAATCCTTTTTGAACAGCCCCTGCAACTTCAGCCACTGATCCACGTGGGCGTCTTTGTCGGGGGAATCCAAACCCTCCCCGTAAATCAT